AAACTGTATGATTGTCAAAAGAAAAAGTTAAAAATTATCCATGAGAACAGAAAAGTTATTCTTATGGAAGGTCGTCAACAGGGAAAAACAACTTCCTCAGCTGCATACATTCTTTGGTATACGCTATTTCAGGAAGCCAAAACAGTAGCCATTCTTGCCAACAAAGCAACTGCTGCTCGTGAGGTTCTTGCTCGTTATCAGGTTATGTATGAGGGGTTGCCCATCTGGCTTCAACAAGGTGTTAAGTCATGGAACAAAGGGGATGTAGAATTAGAAAATGGATCCAAAGTATTCACTTCTGCTACTTCTACTTCTGGTATTCGTGGTAAATCTGTTAATCTTTTATATGTCGATGAGGCAGCAATCATTCCTAATACTGTTGCTGACCAGTTTTTTACTTCTGTTTATCCTACAATTTCAGCTGGCGAAACGACAAAAATCTTGTTATCTAGTACCCCACTTGGGTATAATCATTTCTGGAAATTCTGGAACGATGCCGAGAATGGACGCAATGGTTTCGTAAACTGTTTTATTCCATACTGGGAAATTCCAGGAAGAACTAAAGAGTGGGCTGATGAACAAAAAGGTATTCTTGGTGACCTTAAATTTAACCAAGAGGTTCTTTGTAAGTTTTTAGGTTCTGCACTAACGCTAATCAATGCCGATGTAATCGGAATGATGTCACCTTCCTACCCAATATATTCTAAAGATGGGTTGGATGTTTTTGAAGAGCCAGTTTACGAAGAAGACACAAACAAAACCGATCCTGAAACTGGTAAGAAAATTCTTAAACCACCACACTCTTATGTTCTTATAGCCGATGTGGCTTCAGGAATCGAGCAAGATTATTCTGCCTTCACGGTAATTGATATCAGTTCTGCGCCCTATAAAATTGTGGCGAAGTTCAGAAAAAATGATGTTTCTGCTTTATTGTATCCAAACTTCATCTATAAGGTGGCTAAGGAATACAATAATGCCTACATTTTAATAGAGATAAATATAGGTGAGCAGGTTGCTAATATTCTACACCACGAGTTGGAGTATGATAATATTCTTTTTGTAAACAGAAATACACAGGGTCAAACGATCTCTGGTGGTTTCGGTGGAGGTCGTTCTCAATTGGGAGTGGTCACCGACAGAAAGGTGAAAAGAATTGGTTGTATGAATCTGAAAACGCTGATCGAGGAACAAAAATTATTGATTCCCGACGCAGACATTATTTCAGAAATTACAACTTTCATAGAATACAGAGGTTCGTATGCTGCTGATGATGGGTACAATGACGACTTAGTAATGACTTTGGTTCTATTTGGGTGGCTGACAACTCAGCCGTATTTTAAAGATTTAAATGATATCAATCTCAGGGATCTGATTTACAGAACTCGTATTAAAGCGATTGAGGATGAATTAACGCCATTTGGTTTTATAACTGATGGACAAAGTTCGGAAGAACCAGTCCTTCATAATTTCTAAAAAGTGGAAAAAACTAAATAATATAGTGAATGCTTAGATGGCACAAACAAATAACATGTAAATGTAACAAGGAGAATTACAATGCCTTTTCAACTTAGTCCAGGTGTTGCAGTCGTAGAAAAAGACTTTTCGTCAATCGTTCCAGCAGTTAGTTCTTCTGTTGGTGCATTTGCGGGATCTTTTGCTTGGGGTCCAGTTATGCAACCTATCACAGTTTCTTCGGAAAATGTTTTGGTTCAACAATTCGGAAAACCAAACGATTCCAACTTCCAATCTTTCTTTTCAGCAGCTAACTTCCTGTCATACGCTAACAATCTTTTGTTAGTTCGTACTGATTCAACAAATGGTAAAAATGCTGTCGCAACAAAAACAGGCGGTCTTTCTAGCCTAACAATTAATAACGCAGGTAGTGGTTATACCTCTACTGCTGCTGCACCTCATGTTACCATCAGTGCTCCTGATGAAGATGGTGGTGTTCAGGCTACTGCGCATGTAACATTAACTGGTGGCTCAATTACTGCGATTGCAGTTGCTACTCAGGGTAGTGGTTACGATTCAGTATCAGTTACTATTTCTGCTCCAGGTGGTGACGGTAACACTACTGCTACTGCTCATGCTACTGTTGTTGATGGTGAAATTACTGGTATCGTTATCGATGAGCCAGGAAGTGGTTACAAAGCAACTCCAACTGTTACTATTACTGGTACACATACTGTTGCTGCAGCTGTTGGTGCTGTAACTATCGCTTCTTCATCAATCGCTTCTGTTGTTATTGACAACGCAGGTACTGGTTATGCAGAGGCTCCAACTGTTACTGTTGCTGCTCCTCCATCAGGAACTAATGCTACTTTAAACAGAGCAATTGCAACTGCTGGCGTAAAAATTAAAAACTCCGAAGAATATATCGCATCATTTACTAATGGTGGTGGTGTTACTGGTGAGTTCGCTGCAAAATATCCAGGCGCATTAGGTAACTCATTGTTAGTTTCTTATGCTGATGCTGATACATTTGCAGATTGGGATTACAAAGCAAACTTCGATTCAGCTCCAAACACTTCAGCTTATGCTGCTGGTGTTGGTGGTACTAATGATGAATTGCACATTGTTGTTGTTGACTCAGTTGGTAAATGGACTGGTGTTCCAGGAACTGTTCTTGAGAAATTTGTTTTTGCTTCTAAAGCATCTGATGCTCGTAAGTCAGACGGCACAAACAACTATTACAAGAATGTAATCAATACAAACTCTTCTTATGTTTGGTGGACAGATCTCCCACAAGGTTCAAACGCTGACTGGGGCACTTCTGCTGAAACAACTGATTTCACTAGCGCATCTGCTCCAGCATACTGGCAGTTGTCTGGCGGTGTTGATGATTTCGAAATCACTACTGGCCAACAACAAGATGCATATGACTTGTTCAGCAACGCAGAACTCTATGATGTAAGTTTATTGATTGCTGGTAAAGCTGATGCTGAAACTGCTGCAATGATTGCTGATATTGCTCAGACTCGTGCTGACTGTGTTGCTTTCGTTTCTCCACAAGATGTTGATTCTGGTGAGCCAATTGTTGGTAACACTTCTGCATCAACTGACAAAGTTATCGCTTACCGTAACGCAATGAATACTATCCACAGCTATGCTGTTATGGATTCTGGTTACAAATATCAATATGATCGCTACAATGATAGATATCGTTATGTTCCATTAAACGCTGATATCGCTGGTATCTGTGCTCGTACTGACAACACTAACGATCCATGGTGGTCTCCAGGTGGTTACAATCGTGGTACTGTTAAGAACATCGTTAAGTTGGCTTACAATCCAGATCAAACTGCTAGAGATACACTTTACAAAGCAAACATCAACCCAGTTGTTTCTTTCCCAGGACAAGGTATTATCCTTTACGGTGACAAGACTATGCAGACTAAGCCAAGTGCTTTCGATCGCATCAATGTCCGTCGCTTGTTTATCGTTCTTGAGAAAGCAATTGCAACTGCTGCTAAATTCCAGTTATTCGAATTTAACGATGGATTCACTCGTGCTCAGTTCAAGAACTTAGTCGAGCCATTCTTGCGTGATGTTCAAGGTCGTCGTGGTATCGTAGACTTCCGTGTTAAGTGTGATGACACCAATAATACTGGTGCTGTTATTGACGCTAACCAGTTCGTTGCTGATATCTTCATTAAACCAAATCGCTCTATCAACTTCATTACTCTGAACTTTGTTGCTGCTCGCTCTTCTGCGAACTTCACAGAGATCGGTGGTTAATGCCTAAATAGAGATAAAGGAGATAACAAATGGCAAATATTGCTGATTTTAAAGCCCAACTGATCGGTGGTGGTGCTCGTCCTAATCAATTTCGTGTTGATTTGGCTTTCCCATCATATGTAACTTTAGCTGGCGTTGCTGGTTTGCAGGGTCAATTCCTTTGCAAAGCAACATCACTACCTGCATCTACTCTCGAGAACATTGCTTTGCAATATCGTGGTCGTCAGGTAAACATCGCTGGCGAAAGAACTTTCGAACAGTGGACAGTTACAATCTATAACGATACTAATTTCAATATCAGAAATGCTTTTGAAATTTGGTCAAATGGCGTACAGAACAATGCTACTACTTTGGGTCGTGTAAACCCAACGGACTATCAAGTTCAGATGGCTGTTAACCAGTTGGATCGTAATGGTGCAACAGTTAAATCGTATCAATTCGTTGATGCGTACCCAATCTCGATCAGTGCGATCGGTTTGGATTATGAAACAACAAATCAAGTCGAAACATTCGATGTGACATTCCAATACAATTACTGGGTTTCCGATACTTCATCTGGTGGTTCTGGTTTTGGCGTTAATGCTACTATCAATACACCAATTGGTTCGTTCCCAATTCCAACTTAATTCCTTCGGGAATTGGGTTTAAACTTGAGGTTATATAATGGCTGAATTATTTGGTTTTGAAATAAAACGCAAACAGGAAAAGGATCTACCTTCAGTGGTAGCTCCTCAACCTGATGATGGTTCTACGGTAACAACTTCCGTCAACGCTGGAGCGTACTACTCTCTAGTCGTTGAC